CCACGTCGGGCGAGTTCGCGCGCGAGGTAGTAGGCGGCGGATTCAGACCCGCCGAGGGATTTGGTCTTGACGGTGTTGCCGTCGAACGGCATGCCTGCCGCGTAAATTGCGATATCTATGGCACGCTTGTGCCTCCAGCTACATGTCGATAGGCCACTTGTGCCTCCAGTTTGATGGGAATGTCCGCAAGCTTTGCGGACGGGAGTGGAACGCCCACGTCAAGGTGACATGAGCGACAGAGCTTGTAGGGCGCGGTCTGGAGTGACGGGATGTCATCATCCAGCGTGCCGAGGATGTCCTCTGCGGTGGCATCAAAGCAGCAGCGCGCGATCCGGCCATCCGCAAGCACGAACACCCGGCCGTTCTTCACCCACGGGCAGGGCAAGCCCTTCTGGTGGGTGGAGACGTGCCATTTAACTTGGCCCGCCCAGTCCACAGACTCGATAGCAGCATCGCAGGAGACGCCGGCGAGGATGCCGGCCTCTTTCAGCATCTCGACCGCTGGGCCGCCCTTCTCCGGCCTATGCAAACTCACCCAGACACGGATGCGAGTCGGTGCGATGGCGCGTGCCATCTCCCGCGTCATCGTCACGCCGTTCGTGGCCAGAATCAACGGCACGTTCGGGCCGATGGCCTCGCGTGCCAGATGCACGTTGCGCACGAACTCGGGATGCATGGTCGACTCACCGATACCTGCGAGGTTCAGCTCCGGACCGGGGAGCTGACGGGCCCACAGTAGAGCCTTGGCGTACGTGAGATCGTCCATGTCGATCTTCGGACGCGCCATTTTCGGATGAACGCAGTACTTGCAGGCCAAGTTGCACCGGCTGGTCATCTCGATCTGGTGGATGGCGCGGACGGGGAACATCAGATTGACCCTAGAACCTCATGTCCTTCAGGCACCGGGTACTCCATGATCCATTCTCGGCCCTCGATCTCGTCATACATCGCGTTCGCGATGTCACAGGCGATCTTCGCGAGCTTCCGCGGATCGATCTTTGATGGGCCGTCATCGCTTGTCACCGATTTCAGCACATCGGATGTGAGCGTGGCCGCCAAAACGCTACATGCCAGTGAGGCACGCGGAACTATGGCCGTACACGGCACGAATGCAGTACGACCATCAAGGCCTTTTTCCAATCGAAGCATTTTCATTTTCAGTAACCCCAGATTTCCATGTGAGCTGGATTGGCGTTTTCGTATACGAGCATGTAGTGCATTTCGCCGTTGATGCGCGCCAGTCGCCATGGCGATTTGTGAGAAACGAGCCAGTCCTGGACGAACTGCTCGTCAGAGTCATGCTGAAATTCAGGTTGAACAGTTACCTGCGGATCGAACTGCGCCGGCGGCTTAAAAGGGACCACGCCCAGCATTGCGCCAATTTGCTCCACGGTGTCGAGCTTGCTCACGCCGCCACCTCTTCCTGCAAATGCGCAGGCACCTTGAGGTGACACGAGCTACACAGCCCGATCGGCCGAGTCATCAGTGACCCGAACTCATCCCACACCGTCGCCAGCCGGTACTTGCTGTGCGCATCCATGCAGCACGCGTTCACGCTACCGTCCTGACGCACGACGCCCCAACCGAGATTGAGGTAGGTGCAATCATGGCTCTTGGCCGCGACGTGCCACTTCGTCTGGCCCGCCCAGTCGATGGACGAATCCACGAACGCGGTATTGAGGCCCGTGATGGCCCCCGCGTCCTTCAGCATCTGCCATGCGGGGCCAGCCTTCTCAGGCCGGTGCGTGCTCACGTATGTCACCACACGCAGCCGCGCGAGCACGTCCGCGAGCTCCGGCGTCATGTCGACGCCATTGGTGGCCAGCGTGATCTGCCGGCCCTGTATCACTTCCCGAACGCGAAACGCCGCTTCGATGAAACGGGGATGGAGAATCGCTTCCCCGATCCCCGTCAGCGAGACTTCGCCTTGCGTTCCTTTCGCGACGTAGTAGGCGACGTGCTCGAGCGTGCGCTCGAACGTCTCCCACGACATGTGTTCCTTGACGCGCTCCAGCTTCGGATGCGGGCAATACCGACACGCCAAATTACAGATCGACGAAAGCTCGATCTCGTGAATCTCGCGCACAGGAACCGTTTTCATCTTGATACAATCTGCCGCATGGAAAAGTGGCATGTGATTGCAGGATACGAAGGATGGTACGAGGTCAGCTCTTTGGGAAGAGTCAGAAGCCTCGACCATAGAGTAAGGCATCGATTTGCAACCGCCTTAAAACGCGGTCGTGTCTTGCGGCAATCCTCGACCAAAACTGGATACATGCGGGTTGTCCTATCAAAGGGCAACCAGAAATCTACAAAGCTAGTGCACCGATTGGTGGCGCTCGCTTTCTTAGAGACGACTGAGGATGAAAGTTGCGACGTGAACCATATCGATTGCAACAAGCAGAACAATTCGCTTTCGAACCTGGAATGGTGCACGAGAGCAGAAAATCTACGACATGCCACGCTCAATGGACGCCTCGATGCGCACATAGCTAGCAAGCGTGCGAAAAAACTCACTCCGGAAATAGTGCTAGAGATTCGGGCTGCCAATGCGAACGGAGAAGGTGGCTGCAGGGTTCTCGCGCGGAGATTCGGAATTGCATTTGGCACTGCCCAGAAGATTCTGGACCGACGAAGCTGGAAAAGGCTTTGAACCACCATCTTCATTGATTACCCCTTCACCGGGACTATGCGCACTGGCTGAATCTTTGGCACCAGAAAAAAGGCGGGAGCCGAAGCCCCCGCCAAGAGGGGTTTCCTGTCAGGTCAGACCGTTCGCCTGCGCAGAACCGACGCCGACGATCAGTGCACCGTATTCCGAGCCGGTGATCTTCTCGTCCTGGTAGTACTGCGCTTCGATGCCGTCGACCTTCGTGCGGGTGTTGTACGGGTGCCGGATGACCGCGAACGGAGTACCGAGCTCCGGAGCGGTCCAGCGGAACGAGTACATGAACGACGGCGTCTCGCGGGAAGGCGCCAGCGGCGAGAAGTACACGAGCACGGAGTCCTTGAGCGCATTGCTCGCGAGGGACGCCGCCTGGTTCTCGTTCGCCGTGTTGTAGAAGCCGCCCGCCACGATCAGGCGGTCCACTTCGAACGCGTTCTGCGTCGCCTGACGCGTCACCGCGCCACCGCCGTTGTTCAGACCGAGGACGAAGTTCCTCGCGTTCGAATTGCGGCGGAAGAAGTTCCACGCCTGCCAGCCGAAGCAGATGCTGTTGGGCTTCTGCGCCGTCTGGGCCTGGACCTGTTCCATGGCTTTCCAGATCATCGAGATCGGATCGCCAGGGCTTGCGCCCGCGACCCACGAACTGCCCGTCAGGAAGCCCGTCGACACGTTCGAGGCCGAGCCCACGAGGTTCGTGATGCGACGGTCCCAATCGAGGTAGAGCTTCGTTTCGAGATAGCGGGTGGCGCCCACGTCGAGCTCGAACTGCAACGCCGCGTCCATGTTCGCCCGATCCTCGATCGGCACGTCATAGGCGAGCGCGTAGTTCTTGCACGCATACGCGGCAGTCGAGACCGAGCGGGTGACGCGCTTGGCTTCGGTGCCACGGGAACGCGCCGTGTCTTCGATGGCGAACGTCTCACCGCGGTTGAACACCGGGTAATAGTTCGTTTCCTTACCCACCGGGACGATCGGCGCGATCATGTCCGCGATGAACCCTTCCGGGCGATAGTTGATAGCGATCTCGCTGAGGAACGTGTCCACATGCAAGTCGCGGCCGGTTGAAAGACCCATTGTGTGCTGTGCCTCCGCTCAGGTGCCGGCCCAAGCCGGGCACGTCATGAAATCGACGAATGCCTCGACCAGGTCGCCACTGGCGCACGTTGCGGTCGCCCGTCCCACGTGCTGATCGCCAGAGGCCGCCGCAATCAGCCACCCGGAGGTGGTGATCTTGAGCGGATACCCGAGCGTACTTACCGCGCCACCCGCGGCCACTTTCATCACGCCTTCGTAGGCGACGCTTACGCGTTCACCGCTTCGGGCGCTGGTGATGAGAATGCCGGCGGCGCGCGAGGTGTTCGCGACCACGAGGCCAGCGAAGCTCACCGCATGGAAGCGGGCCGTCGCGACCGACAGGTCTTCGGTTGCCGTGATGGACCAGTCGTTGTGTCTGCCATGAGTTGACATCTATTTCTTCTGGCCTCCTTACTTGCCACCGATCGAGCCGGGCGCGTCCTGCCACGCCTTGGCCAGATCGGGATTGCGACGGAACTCGGCCTGCATCGCTTCGACCAGGATCTGGTCTCGCGGCTTGTCGTGGTTCGCCGGGTTGACGGCCGCCGTTGCAGCCGCTGCGCGCGCCGAGAACAGCGCCTTCTCGGCTGGGTCGTTCGGGTCGATGCCACCCGCGGTATGCGGCGGCTTCGGTGCATCCGGGTTCGGATACGCCTTGATGAACACTTCGACGTCCGCGAGCGTCACGCTGAGAACGTGCTCGTCGCTGTCGACCTTGTTCACGCGCTTGAAGTTCTCGCGCACATTCGGAAGGATTGCCTTCGCCTTGATGGGCGCTTCGAACGCTTCCATCAGTTTGGCACGGTGAGCCGCGACCTTCTCGGCCTGCGTCTGCGCCTGAAGCTCGGTGAGCTTGCGCTGAAAGCTTTCGCCCTCAGCGGCTTTGGTCTCCAGAGCCTTCTTCTCGTTCTCGAGCTTGTCGAGTCGAGCCATGAGCTCCGAGATAGTTGGGTCAGCCATAAATGGCGTATCTCCTGATTGGTGGTGGTCCCGCGAGAACGCCACGCGCTCACGACACTGGAGTGCAGTGCTTCGAGCCATCGTCAGCGATAGGGATTTGAGGATGCCAACTGCGGGTTGGTCGGCACCCAGGAGAGCCACTGCGTCCAGCACCCACGGGATCTCCCGTGTATCGGCTTTGACGTCTTTCAGCAGCTCGACGGAAACGAACTTGAGCATGCCGTCGCGAATCCACGCGGCGACCTTTTCGGGAACGGTGAAGTCGGCGAGGAGCTTCTTGCCCTCGCGATAGATGCGATTCACCCAGCCGAGCGCGAACTGGCTCTCTGGGTTGTCACGTGCGTCGGGGCCCTCGTGGCCCATCTTGAGCGGGATGTGCCCACCCAGATCCAACGCGTCGAAGGACTTGATGATGCTGTCGAGGTCAGCAGAGTCGAACGTGATTCCGTTCCACTGACCCTCGGCGAATACTTCCTGACCCTTGAGGTCTACGGTCGCTATGGACTGCTAGTGCCTCCAGACTTCTGTGCGACTTTCTTGGGCTCGGGCGGCTTCGGGTACAGCGTCACGCCCAGTTCTTTCGCCTGCTGTGTCCAGAACGCGCGGCGGCCCTCTGGCAGCTTGTCTGCGTGGCCCTTGAGCTTCGAGACGATGTCGGCGTAGGTGTCAGGCGCCTGCTCGCGCGCGATGCAGGCTGCGAGGCTTTCGCATTCCTGTGCGGCGAGGCCGTCGATGGCGAGTTCGGTAGCGTTCATCTTGCACCGTCCTTCGTCTTGAGGCCGTCGTCCATTACGCGGGTGATGATGCGCGGCTCGTTCGTACGCAGCACACCATCAGCATCGTAGTGGCAGCCGACGATGTCGGGCTCCGCGCCACAGGTACATGGCGCCATGCTGTCGCCGAAGTGCGCGCAACTTTGCAGATGATCGTCGATCGTTTTCACTGCAGCGTCTCTCCAAGCACGTTCACAGCCGCACCTCAACATTGACGCCTTTGGCTCGAACCCGCCTTACGGGCGTTTCCATGTAGTCGACGAAGTGGCCGGCATCGATGGACGTGACCCACAAGCCCGTTCGGGCCTCGAACTCCATGACGAGCCTCGTGAGATCGCTCTGCAGCTGTTGCCGCATCTGCTCAGCCTGTGGGACGGTCATTTCACTAGTCACTGCAACGTCCCTCCAAACCCGGCCTGCGGCTGCACACTCGGTGGCGGCGACTCCTGCCCATCCCAGCCGTCCAGTTCCGTCACCGGAATGAGCACGCTGCGGCAATTGAAGTGGTTCGGCGGCCGATATTGATCCCATACGTCCGAATCCTCGGCGTACGTCTGCCCGTTCAGCGCCTGACAGATATCGGTCGTGCGGTCATCGAGGATCGCGCTGTACTGGAGCGCGACTACGAACCCCCCCAGCTCCGGGTCCGTGAACTCGGCGTAGCGCGCCTCGTTCATCGCTTCGAACAGGTTCGTACGCGAGAGCGTGTCGAGGTAGGAGGCGGTCTGCTTCTCGCTCACGCCCCACAGGTCTTTGAGCGCGCGCGATACCTGCGGGTCATCCTCGGCATCCAGCGCAGCCTCACGCGAAGTGAACCCGCGCGAGACAAGCCGGTCCCAGATCACCTGCCGGGTATCCCCCGGGGTGCGACCGAACTTCACGCTGTTCTGCAGTTCCTGTTGGATGATTGCCCGAACTCCGTCACTGACATTCCCGGCCATCCGGAAGCCATTCACTTCGAAGTAGTCGGCGGCCGTATCGCGCAAGTCTTTCATGCGCACCAATCTTTGACCACGGGCGCGCTCCAGCTCGTTCCGGGCAAGCGAACCTCCCAGCGTCCATGCCGACGACAGCGAACGGCGGTACAGGTCCTTCAGCTTCCCCTTCTGGACGCCGTTGAACTCAACGGCTGCGATGTCCGTCGGATCGTTGTCGATGAGCTTCGACAGGTCATCATCGCTGCCCAGGAGCTTCTTGGTGCCCTTGGCGACGAACTGCGCGACCTGCGTCGTAAGATCCGCGGCCATCCGGTCCTGCCGGTTCTCGATGACCGTGAAGGCCACGCGCTGGGCCGCCCGGTCGAACTGCGCGCGGGTGCAGTTCCTCAGCGGACCATGGGGTACCGCCTGCGACCCGTCAGCGGGCGAGTGGGCCCCGTTCACGCGAGTATGCTGATGGACCTCCCCGGCGGGTCGCAGGCTGGTAAGGGTTTCCGTGATGGCATCGAGCTTGCGGCTCATCTCTGCCATGCGCGCGGCGTTCTCGGCCTTGGCCTGGCGATCGGCTTCGGCCTGCGCGCGGGCATCCTGGTTCGCGCGCATCTTCTGGTCGAAGCTCTGGCCGTTCTGGGCCATATCCTGATTCTGCTGGACGACTGGATCGATGAGCGGCTCGCTCGTCTCATCCCGCTTGGGCATGTCGAGGAGTTTCCGGAAGTGCTCCTCGTCCTCGGTCGTGGCGATCACCGCCTTGGCATCCGTGAGCGTCTTCCAGTCGGCAATCACCTGCTTGATGTGCTCGCGTGAGGCAGGCTTGAAGCAGAACTCCGGATAGTCCCCATCGCCGAAGTTCTGATCCCCGAGATCCTTGACCAGCTGCTCGTTGATCGTCGCTTCCAGTCGCTCGGAGTCTGCGTTCAGCGTCCAGAAGAACGCCTCCAGCTGCGTCTGGGATTGCGCGAAGGCTCCCGTCTGGCCGGTGTGTGAGATACCGAGCAGGTTCGGCACAAGAAGCGCCTTGGCGATGGCCAGGTCCCAGAACACCATCGCCTTCTCGAAGGCGTCCGTGGTGGCCGGCTGTATCAGCTGCACCTCGTATCCCGGCATGAGCTTGATGCCGCTCGAGCCGTGCAGGTTGGTGAGCAGTTGATGCAGCGAATCCGCCGCAGCCGTGCCCTCGGGGGCCGGGTCTTCCTCTTTCGGGTTCAGGACCAGGAAACCGCCGGCCATGCGCTCCAGGTATAGCGCCCAGAACTCACCCACCCGCTGCTTGATGAACCATGCCCGATAGGCTTCGCGCAGATCCGACCGCCCGTAGAAACGGTCGAACTCGGGTGAGTGCACGTAGTGGATCATGCGCGACATGTCGACGTCGATCCGGCGCCCGGCCGCGAGCTGCACGACCTTCTGCAGGATGCCGTACTCGTCGGTGTAGAACTCGAACGTCGACGGATCACGGCCCAGAAGCATGTTGAGGCCGATGTAGGTCTGCCCATCGATCGTGACGTCGCTATAGACCTTCTCCGTGAGGCTGAAGCCGTAATCCCGGCCGGTCGCCACGACGTTCAGCGCGTCCACGAACGAGCCGCGCATCTTGCAGAAGATCTCGTTGAACACCCGGATACGACGAACTCGTTCGGTGTCCGACAGGCTCGACTCGTCCTCGTACTTGAACGTCCAGCCGCGCGCTGTGATGGCGTCGCGCTTGAAGTTCATGACCGCCTTGACCTGCTCGTCCAGGCGCATCTTCTCGTAGATGCCGATGCCCTTGGATCGAACGAGCGAATCCGGGGTGTATCGAGGGCCGAGGCTGATCTGCGCCCGCTCGTAGGTGGCTACGTCGTCCGAGGGCTTGGACGCCTGCTTGGATCTCGACTCGAGCGGCTCGACCTTGGCGAAGCGTGCCAATGCGCGTGTGAAGAGGTTCGCCACTAGCCTGCGAAGCCCTCCATGGCGCGCGAGGGGATGACGGACGACGACGGCGCCCTGGCATGCGCTTTGGAAACGAGCGTTGGCGTTTGCGTTGCGTACTGCATCGCATGCGAATCGGACATGTCAGGGGATTTCATGCCGTTGTTCTTCATCTCCTGCTTCGGTACGAGCTCTTCGAGGCGCTCATCGCCCGGCTTCTTCTCGATGGTGCAGAGTTGATTCTGGTACTCGTCCGCATCGTCCTCGCTGTCAAAGCACCCTGCGGCGAAGTCGATCAGGTCGTCCCGGTACTCGTCACGCAAGTTCATGTAGCTTTGCGCGCGCCGGTTCTTCCACTTCGCTGGATTGCTTGATCCCGATCCACCCATGTACTGCACGACCGCGTGTCCCGCCTCGAGCAGCCGGCCGGCTGTACCGCCACCAGGGCCTGAACAGTCCACAACGAAATCATCCTGCCCCTTCACCCCGCCCCATGCGTAGAACAATTGCATGGCGACTTCGGACAACTCCTTGTGCACCACGGACTTGTCGAACGAGTAGCGCTTGACCTTTTCGACCCGGCGAAAGCTCTGGAAGTGACGAGTGACCGTCACCACGCTCTCATCGAGCCCGCCATCGGCCACGTCGACCGACACTCGCAGGCGTGGAAGACTGCCGTCTGTCTCACGCGCTACACGGTTCATGGCGCGCTGAATCCACGAAAGTGGAATAAGCTGATTCGGGCTCGAGTCAGCAAATTCCCCGAAGCATCGGATGCGCACCTGCGGGGACTTCTCGCCCCACATGCGGATCATTTGGTCGACCCACGTGCGCGAAACCCGATTGGCCTTATCGAGCGTGATCGGCAGCCGGTAGTAGTCCTGAGCCAAGCGGGACGATAGATGACTCTGAGCGAACATGCCGATGTTGCGGGTGGCGTTGGAGATCATCACGAGGATTCCCACCTCGGCGCCAGCCAGGTTGCCGAACAGGACCGGCCAGATGATCTCGTCCATACCCGAGGCCTCGTCCACCAGCACGAGCGTGTAACGACGTCGCAGGCCCTGCATGTTCTCGGGCTGCTTGCCCGTCTCAGCCACGAGCAGATGGTTTTCCGGATCATGACTGCGCCAGTACACCCGAGTCGCCTGCGGGTCCTGCAGGGCGCGGTACTCCGGTATCGCACGGTTTCGTATCTTGCTGAACTCGCCGAAGAAGCGTGTCTTGACGTGCTCGAGCTTCGGTGCGGTAACGATGACGATGGACGGGTAGAAGCAGAACCCGAACCAGTGCGCCAATTCAGCGATGCCGAACGTCTTGCCAGGACCCTGCGGGGCAACGACCGTAATGAGGTTCTTGCCCTCGTGATTGCAGACAGTCGGCTTACCCTGGCGCTTTCGGATGACATCTCCGACCGCATCAGCGAGTTCGCACTGCCATGCATCCTTTTCCCATGACGTGCGCCACGCAAACCCCGGATCGCTGGGCGCCAGTTCGCCCGGCAGCGTCCTGAGTTGCAGGATTTCGCGACCGAACCAGTTGGGCTCAATGCGAGCGCGCTCCCGGTTCTTGCGAAGCCACCGAAGGGTCACCTCGGGGTTCAATACCGGCCTCCTCAGCGATCAGGCGTGCGAAGGCTGCTGATAGCGAGCCGTCAGAGTTGGTGATGTCTTTAGGCAGGCACTTCCCGAGTAAGGCAAGGAATGCCTTAGGGTTCTTTTTCGCCTGCTTAGTGAGGTAGTCCTGCCCGCCCGCGTCAGTGAGCGCGCCTAGAACCATGGAACGCAGGTCGGCCGTGACCTTGTTTGGGGTGCCTTTCTTGCGACCGCCGAACCGGCGCCCCCTACTTCCGCCTTCTTTAGCCCCTGCCAACCTACGATCCGTGCGCCTCCCCAGGCAGGTGCGATGTGTAGCGAATGGTCACGGCTGGCGGCTTCCAGTGCAGACGAACGATGGCCGAGGTGCGTGGAACGATCACAAACAGCTTCCGGCGCCGGTCATAACCGGCCCGGCACGACCGGCAGCGATACTGGCACCGGTAGGGTGAGCGGGCGAAATAGTGGAACTCCTCACTCGACTTCACTTTGCCGCAGTCACAGCAACGCTGGGTGAACAGCTTGAGCTGTTCGCAATGCTTTGACCATACAGGGCTCTGGAGGACTGCGGCCATAAGTTACACTATCGCGAATGAAGGCTTCCGAGAAAGCTGCTGCGCGCTGGAAACGAAACAAGCGCAGGCCTGCCTACAAGAAAATCGCTGGCGCTCAATACTGGCTCGATGGTGATACCAAGCCGCGAGTGCCCGAGGGCGGCCCTAAGCGGAAACGCTGACATCTGACTTTACCTTCCAGATTCCAGCCGCCCGCAGGATTTGACGAACGCGCTCCGCGCTCAAATTGAGACCTCGCGCGATTACTGGGGCGCTCAAACCTTTCACGTACTGCTCGCGGATTTGAGCATCGCGCGTAGCTCTGTCCCATGGCTGCTCTTGGCTTTGCGTATTCATTTCGCTACCTCAAATTGGTTTCACGTGAAACGGCACCTATGGCTCGAAGCGCTTCAATTGGCGTGGTCACGATCGGGATTCTTGTGCGCGTTATGACCTCGGTTTGCTCCGGCTGATCATTGCGCTTTCGCGCCTTGCCGTTCTTCTGCGGCGTCTTGCACTCCAACGGCATCCACCGCCCGTGGTAGAGCGTGAGCAAGTCCACTGGCTTCTCGATGACCCAGACCTCACAGCCGGCAGTCTCGAGCGCCTCAACGATGTCCCTCTGAACGGCATCCTTGCGCGTGGCCCACCGCTTCAGGCTCATGCGCTCCTCCGTATGCCGCCCCATTGCGTGGGCACGCCCCAGTCAGGCTCGGTGCCAACGGTGAGGCCATCTGTTTCCAGCCAGGAGAGCTTCGCGCCGAACGTCACGCGAAGCGCATCTGCCACAGCGCACAGATCAGGCCCCATGGCGTCCCTCACTTTCTGGGCATAAGCGATCCGCCACTGATCACCAATCGCGACGCTCAATGCGCTACCTCTCGTCCGGCCGACGAAATGTCCGAATCGGGCCCGTCAGAAACCGCCTTCGGCGGTTTTTCGGACGGTTGTCCGATCAGTCCGAAACTGTCCGAAATCGGACTTTCGGACATTCTGGAATGGGTCTTATCGGGTAACCGATAACCCCCAACGCAGGCTTTCAGATAGAACTGGGCGACGGCTGCGCAGGTGTCCTGTGCGGTTTGCCGCTTCATGCCGAGATCGCGCGCAATGCGCTTGAGTTCGGGCGGACCCCAGATCAGTACGGCCTCACTCTTGCTCTGAAGATCCTTCAATGTGCTCAGCAGCTCTCGCTGTCGAAGTCCTCGGGGTTGCCCGCCCCGGGATTCAGCAGCGACCGTTGAAGAATCGATTGGAACAAGCGCGAGGGAAGTCACAGGCCTTTCGTCGTCATCGATCTCTCCGAGATCCACGACGTCGGCACGATAGGCCAGGGGCGGAAGGTCGCCGCTGTCTTTAAATCGCTCCCGCGAAACCGTCACTTGACGCTCGCCAGGTGTGCGCGCGATTACGTAGGCCGCGTCCGTATCGGCTTCCAGTGCGGAAGCTCCACGGGCCCGGCCCTTCTCTACGTGCCCGGTGTGATGCACCAGCAGCACAGTTGCGCCATATCGGCGCTTCAGGTGTACGTCCAGATTTCCGATAAACGCTTTCGCTTCACTGTTGGAGTTTTCATCCATGCCTCCAGAGTTTTTCGAAAGCGTATCGATGACGATCAGGACGGGCGGCAGTTCCATTGCATCGATATCCGCGCAGATCGCGGCTACCGCCTCCAGGGAAGTAAAATCCACGCGCTGCTCGAGCGCGTAGACGGGGAGATTGTGTGGCTTTACTTTCGGCGCGTTCTTCGCAAGCCACGCTCGGAAACGCCTGTCGATACCGCGGCCCTCAGCCGAGACGATCACAACGGGCATGCCTTCGATGGCGATCGACATGGCCCAGTGAATCGCAATGAACGACTTGTACGTGCCCCGCGGGCCGAGCAGCACGGCTATGACGCCCTGCTCGATCACGTCCCTGATGAGCCACTGTGGACGCGTGGGATTCGCGATGATCTCTGACAGACGCTTGAGGCGTTGAGCCGGCTTCTCTACATCGAGCCAGCCCGCGACAGATCGATCCTCCAGGAGGGCGTCCGCGAGGTCCCATCCTTCGGGAAGCGCTCCGGCTTTCTCGACAGGGTCGACGATGCGCACGCTCTCGACGAGAGGCGCCACGTTCTGGCGAACCCACTCCATCGCCTTCCGTCCGGGTGCATCGCAGTCCGGGATCAATGTGAGAGCGCGGCCCTTCAGCGGAGACCAGTCGGCCTGTCCAACAGACTGGGCGCCACCACTCCATGTGGTCGCAATGTGATCCGGAAAAAGGCGCTGCGCAGCGTGCGCTGTCTTCTCGCCCTCAACCACGAGCACCGGCTTTTCTGTCTCATTCGCCAGTCGATCCAACTGGAACAAAGGACGAGGATTTGGGTGATGCTTCCATTCCCAACCCTCAAGACCTTTGATCAGCGGACGAATCTCTTTCTTCCCGCCGGGCTTGTTCCAACGGCACACACGCATGATGACGGTGCCGTGCGCGTCTCGGTAATCCCAGAACTGGTGGTACTCACCTAGCCCTGTTAAGCGCTCCGGGATGCCTTCAGATTTTCGTGAAAGCTGCGCGCCTCTCGCTTCCAGCGCCTGCACGATCTCTCGATATTGGCATCCTCGATAGCAGACGAGAGCAAGTCCATCCCGACCGTCTGCGAGAAACAGTGAGGGATTCTTGTCGTCATGCGCTGGACAGCAGGCTTTCCATCCCGTCGGCGTCTTCTGCGGCTTATTAAGTAGCCTCGCACACGCCTCTGCCCCCCACATGTTTGACATGGCGGCTACCACTAACGGAAGACGCGCGTGAGAGCATTGAGCAGCCAGAGAGGGGCGCCGGCACGGAATGCATGACGCACGACCCACGAGCATCGTGTATCGGCTTCGATGCTGGCATCCGTAGACCATCTCTTCATGAGCGCCACGGCTCCGGGAGCCGGGCTTCCATATCGGCGATACGCTGAGGCGAGCGCTGCGAGATGAGCCAGCGCATCTCCTCGTACCAGTCGCGCCTGGCTTCTTGGGTCTCGGCGTTCATCATCGCGATCCGGGCCTGCTCGATCCTTCGCTCAAGCGCCGCATCGCTTTCCTGTTGAGACAAAGCGGGAGCGTTCATTGCTGCTCCTCTGCGCCGGTACGAGACGAAAGTGCCAAGTCCAAGCAAATAAAGGCACACTCAAGGTCCACGGCCGCCCTCCTCCACCACAGATTCGGGCGACCGCGAACACGGAGAACAAAAATGGACGACGAACTCATGGCGCACCTGCAAGCGCTGACGATTGCGGTAGTGGCACTCCTTGCCACGCATCCAGAGCCTGAGAAACTGCGGCCAGCATTCGAGCGAATGGCGCAGTCAGGACATCACCCGCATCCGACGTATGAGGCGACCATCGGCACTCTGCGCAAGGCGATATCGTCGCGCTGATCGCGCAATGACGAAAAATTGCTATCGGTAGGCGGAGCACAAAAAGCCTCGCTGCTGTGTTCGGTGTGTGACATAGCGGGCGCGGTGAGTGCCGCCGGAAAATAAACTGGTCGCGATGTGAGATAAATTTCCCATATCGCGC